CAGAGAAATCTGCTGTTTTTTTTTTGGTTAAAAACTTTACAGCAGTCGGTATTTTTCTATATGATATTTGACAAGGGAGTATTTATCATGAGTACTAGAGACCGAGCACTTGAATTAGTAGATGTTGAACGTGAACGTCGTTTGGGATAGCCCTGAACTGCTGAAGGAGGTTGAATAACGTGAGGTTGAGCATGGATTAGGTGGGATTATACCACAACTAAATCCACATGCAAAGCAATGAAAGGAGTGGTTGAATGAATGAAAAACCACAGGTAAATCCACATACCCGGAAAAGTGGGGGATTGTAATGCCGCTATTTGAAATGAAGCCTAAGCCCAAACCCTTGAAAGCTGCAGGTAAAGGGGCTAACCCTTTTATTCAGCAGGGATGGTTCACTGAGGAAGAGCTTCCAATAGCATCCAAGATTCAGCAAAGAAGGCTTCAGATGCTGGTTCATTCTTGCATATACTACAGAATGAATACGAATCTCGTAACTGATTACCAGTTTGATAAGTGGGGTCGGGAGCTAACTGAGCTGCAACAACGATATCCAAACATAGCTTCAAGAGTATGCTATGCAGAAGCATTTAAAGACTGGGACGGGACAACAGGTTTTCATCTACCTGTTGATAATTGGATTACTAACAAGGCACATCAACTGCTCAGATTGGAGGGAATGCTTTGAACACTCGTCAATACTCTAATAGGCATGAAAAGTCAGTGGCGAAAGCAACTGGAGGAAAGCGACAAGCAAATAGCGGAGCTACCCCGTTTCGAAAAGGTGACGTCATATCCGGTCCAGTCCTTATTGAGTGTAAGACACAAATAACCGAAAAGCAGAGTGTCAGCATACCTCGAGCTTGGATTGAAAAAAATCGAGAAGAAGCATTCGCGATGGGAAAAAGGTACTCCGCAATAGCTTTCAATTTCTTACAGAACGGGGAAAATTTCTATATAATAGATGAGCAGATGTTTATTCGCCTGCTAGAAGTACTCAAGGAGGATGAATAATGGAGACCTTAGCGGTAAAATACAGACCCACGGAGTTTGAAGATGTCGTGGAGCAGAAGGGTGTAATTGCCATCTTGAAAAATCAGATACAGACGAATACTACGAAGAATGCTTATCTGTTTACAGGTGGCGCTGGAACTGGAAAGACCACAGTAGCGAGGATATTCGCAGACAAAATCAATGGCGGAAAAGGTAATCCGATTGAAATTGATGCCGCTAGTAATAATGGCGTAGAAAACGTTCGTGATATAATTGATAACGCCAAATTCAAAGCACTGGACGCACCCTATAAGGTATACATAATCGACGAGTGTCATATGCTGTCGACAGGTGCTTGGAATGCTATGTTGAAACTCTTGGAAGAGCCGCCCGCCCAAACGATATTTATTATGTGTACCACAGACCCACAGAAGATACCACCAACAATACTCAGCAGGGTGCAAAGATACGATTTTCAACGTATAACTCACCCGTCAGTTGTTAATCGACTCAGATACATTCTGGAAGCAGAAAATCAGACAGCTGAAGTTCAAGGTTCACTTCGGTATGATGACGAGTCACTTGAGTACATAGCCAAGATAGCTGATGGTGGAATGCGTGACGCTATTACACTTCTTGATAAATGTATCAGTTTCAGTCCGGAACTGTCAATGAAAAATGTAATTGAAGCACTGGGTGCAGTAGATTACGAAATTATGTTCAACCTCACCCTACAAATTATAAATCAGGAGTCCGGCGAAGCGGTAACAACTGTCGAGGAAATTCATCGCAAGGGTGCTGACTTAAAGCAGTTCATAAAGCAATACTCCTACTTCTTGATAGATGTATGCAAGTATTCGATACTTCAGTCGTTTGATTATCTTCAGATACCTTCGATATATCGGCAGAACCTTGATGACTTGGTAGCCTTAGCTGAATATGATTTTCTCTTGTATCTCATGAAGGAGATATTAAAATTGAGTGCAACAATCAAGTGGGAGACATCACCGAAGCCACTCATAGAAGGGACGGTACTCATGTTATGCATAGAAGAATAATTGGTCAGGACAAGGTGCTGGAGCAGATTGATAAGTGGAAACAACAGAACCGATTTCCAAGGTTCACGATAATCAATGGGCTGAAAGGTTCCGGCAAGAAGATGATAGCACGACACTTGGCAGACACGATGGAAGCCATACCTGTGGAATGTGGAATCAAAGTGGACGAGCTCAGAAGCATCATCGCGATGTCGTACAAGCAGAGTGAGCCCGTGGCATACATCATTCCGGACGCAGACAGAATGTCGATAGCAGCCAAGAACTCACTTCTGAAGGTTACGGAAGAGCCCCCACGTCAAGCATATTTTATAATGACAATTGAGGAGTTGAATAATACCCTTCCTACCATAACCAGTCGTGGAACAGTGCTGTCAATGCAGCCATATACTAATGAGCAGATACTCGAGTACACAATGGAAAGCGGGTTAGATATACCTGATTCAGATTGGCGTTTGGTATCTGAAATATGTTCAACTCCTGGAGAAGTGAATGAATTAGCTCAATATGATATATCAGAGTTCTACGAATACATATGCAAGGTTCTTGATAACATTGGAAAGGTGAACGGAGCTAATGCATTCAAAATTGGAACTAAAATAAATTTCAAAGACTCTGATGAAGACGCTGCGGGTTGGAATGTTCAATTATTCTTAAGGGCGATTATTACTGAGGCTATCTATCGAGCAAAGAAGGGGCAGGATGTTCTTAAGAATGCTCAATCAGTGTATAAAACCTCTCGGGCAATATCAGATATGAGAGTTAATGGGATCAACAAATCAGCAACTTTCGATATGTGGTTGCTGGATATGATGGAGATATGGAGTGAATAAGAATGCAATTATTTGAACTCAAGAATAAAATCGTAACGAAGTCACTCGACAAGCTGTTCATATTCACAGGACCGGAAGTTGCCATCATGGATATCTATATCAAGAAGATAGCTGAGGTTTCGGGGCTTCCACTTCGGAGAGTGGATACTGTGAGTAATATATACTCAAAGCTGTCCGCAAAATCATTCGTAAGCACAGCGGCATGCTATTGTATTCGTGACGACAAGGAATTCCTTCAAGCAGATAAGGTATGGGATACTCTTGAAAGCGTAATCGGGAGTAACATTGTAATTCTTGTCTACTCGAGCATCGACAAGCGTGGCAAGTTCTACAAGCACTATTCACAGAACATTGTTGAGTTCGAGAAGTTGACTACTGAGCAGCTTGCTAAGTATATCAACAAAGAACTTCCAGGAATGAGCGAGAAAGATAGACTCCTTCTGGCACAAATATGCGATAACGATTATAGCCGAATACTTCTTGAATGCGATAAAATACGTCAATATGCACAGGCTCTCAACAAAGACGCAGAAGTGATAAATGTAGACTATGGGTTGTATATGAGTCAGCTACTGAGACAAGGCGTAATTTTTCAGCCTGCAAGGGATGTCGTGTTTGACATGGTTGATGCCGTACTCCGTAATCAGCCTAGAAGGGCGTGGGCGTTGATGCAGGAGTTGATAGAGATTGGTGAGCCGCCAGTAAAGATAATCAGTCTTCTGTACAGCAATTTCAGAGGAGTTCTGCTGGTTCAGTCAGCGGGAAATAGTCCGAATATCAGCGATAGAACTGGGCTCACGCCATGGCAATGCAAGCTGGCAAAGGAGAAGGCGGGTCACTTCTCGATTAATAAGCTGATTGATTGTCTGAGAGTTATTCGGCAAGCAGAGGAAGGGATTAAGACAGGTAAAATCGAAGCTGACCAGGCAGTTGACTATGCACTGGTACATATATTGGGGTGATTCTAATGGGTGTGGTAGGCATTCCGAGTAAGAGATGCAGTGAGTGCGGAAAGGAATTCACGCATATCTACACTGGCTATCTCTATAAAGTAAAGAAGAAGGGTAAAATCGTTTACCAATGTTCATACACATGCTGGAAAAAAGCAGGAGGTGATTCTGAGGATGGGAGAAGATACGAAAGAAGTTAACCTTCAGGAGCAGGAAAGGTACCCTATATGCAGGAGGTGCCACAGAAAACTCAAAGACCCTACAAGTCAGGAAAGAGGTATGGGTGATATCTGCTTTCATAAATCATTATCTGAGACCACCCGGAAGCCCCTATTCGATATGAAGGAGGGGAAATAATGGTACTAGAGAAGTGGATTTATAAGCACATCGAGGAGAGCCTTTATAACTACGCAAAGCTGAAAGAGTCAAAACTGGATACTGAAAAGAAGCTGGCAGCAGCGATTGAGGAGACACTCGAGTACTTCAAAGGGTCGGACCAGGAGAAGATGATGCGGGAATACTACTTCAAAGCAAAGAAGCAGTCTGACAAATACTCAAAGGGAACCTTCCATAACAAGGTATGCTATGATGTTCTGTTCATAGACCCATCCAGCGGGTATGTCATACGAAGAGAAATCGTCCTTAGAGTTGCACTCAGTGCCGCAACGAAAGGAGTTTATCGCTTCGGAAAAAAGTAGACGAAAGTCTATTTTTTTTTGATTATTTTTACGAAAATACTTTACAAATCACTCAATATGTAGTACAATATAATTGAGGATAAGGAAAGTCCAGAAAACTTCAGAAGGAGGAGCGAAAAATGAAGATGAAAGTTAACGAAATGGTACAGATTTATGGCGGAGGAATGGGAATTAGCGGTATACTCACTTATGAGAAATTCATCATAGGTACAATCGTTGAGGTTAATGAAAAGTCTGTTGAAGTTCACATGACCAATGTTAAATACGCAACAAATGGTGAGATTACAAGTGAACAAGACATAGACGAGAAGGCAAGATTTGATTTCTGGAAGACAATTAAAAACAAGCAGTCCGGTAAGAAAGCTAGTATTTACAAGAACAGAGAATACGGCATCATTGAAATCGTTCACTAAAACGAGAATACCGCTTTCTTATCTAAATAAAGGGAAAATTGACAATATTAATATATTATGATACTATATATATAGTAGATATAATATATTGGAGGTTGATAAAAAATGTTAACGCAACAACAAAAAAACATAAAAAAAATGATTACTGATTTAAAGTTTAAATATGACACTACTATTTGCGGCTCAATATATATTGAGAAGAATAAAAAAATAAAGGATATACAAGACGTAATATATTATCTATTACAATACAATGTAATAAAAACAGGAGAATATACAAAAATAGGCGACTATATATTAGTATACAGAAACGGAATAAAGGATATACACTACAACTACAAGACGGGAAAAACAAAAATAGAATTATACAAAGAAGAATAAAAAAGCCGGCAACGGCTTTTTTTTGCTTTTGTCTGTTTTTATACTTTAGTTCAGTAAAGTATTAAAGCAATAATGTAAAATAAAGCCGGGTAAGGCATAGACTTTACAGAACAACCACTTCTTCTATATAATAGTTGAGGTGGTTTATTTATGATTAAAATTCCAAAGAACAGAACATATTCAAGTGCTCAAGTAGAGTTTATCTTGATGACTGAGATGAAACGAGTAATCAAAGATACTATAAATCAGTTCTCAGCATGTGTAGCGATGTGCTTAGATAGCGAGGCAGGGATGGAATCGGATAAGATAGTAAAGGTATTCACGGAAGCGTCAAAGGTATTCGACAGTATCAGTGCGGGAGCTTTGACATTAGAGGAATGTTTTGAGTATCTAGAGGTTCATACACAGATTCCCATGAAAGATTTGTTCGGTGATGATTATAGAATGGTTACGCGACAAAACGCTTAACCGGCACAATATAATACCCAAAGCAATGCCACTCAACCCGATAGCAACCAAATCATCAGGTATGATTATAGGAGGGAAAACCTGGATATTAAAGAACATGATAGCCAGTAAGATAATCGGAATCTAGAAACCGGAATGATTACAATAAAAAATACCTTTTCTTTTCAATTATAATAGTTATAAGAGGAGGTATCTTTTTATGAGTGATTTGATTACATTGCAGAATCAAGTTCTATATGCTAAAATGGCGTACCTATCGAATAAAGGCAAACCAAAAGAAGAGTTTATTTATGCAAATATAAATGAGTGGTTGAAGAGTGATAAGCTGAAAATGATGCACCTCGGCAATCGCTATTATGAAAATGATCCGGACATCAAAGAGCGGAAACGATTCTCAATCGGCAGAAAAGGAGAAAAGATTGAGGAAACCCGGTTGTCTAACGCAAAGCTTGCTCATCCATTTATGAGGAAACTCACCAACCAGAAGGTTAACTACCTCCTTAGCAAACCCTTCTCGATTCAAACCAATAATGATCAATTCTTGAAAGCTCTCTATAAGTACTTCGACAAGAACTTCCACCGCATGCTTAAGAATGTCGGAAAGGATGCGATCAAGGGAGGTATTGCCTGGGTTCAGCCTTATTATAATGAGCAAGGAGTTCTTTGTTTCAAGCGTATTCCTAATACTGAGGTAATACCATTCTGGAGGGACATTGACCATACTGACCTAGAAGCGGCTATCAGAATATATAAGGTTGATACCTACGATGAAAAGGGGAACAAGACTCAGGTCGAGAAGGTTGAATACATGGACGAAACTGGTACTTACTATTACCAGAAGGGTAAGACAGGATTAGAGCCTGACCCAGATAGGGCTGTTCAGAGCTCCGGTCACTTCAAGATTGTTACCAAGCAGAAAGCCGAAGACGGCACTGTCCAAGAAGTTGAACAAGAAGCTGTCTGGGAAAGAGTACCTTTAGTAGCATTCAAATACAACGCCGAGGAAATAGGCTTAATTAAAATGATTAAGCCTTTGATAGACGACTACGATGTGAATACGAGTGATACTAGTAATAACATTCAGGATGTACCTAACTCCCTCAAGGTAGTTAGGAACTACGACGGCACAGACAAGGGTGAATTTGTTCGTGATTTAGCACTCTACCGAACGGTATTTGTCAGCGGTGACGGTGATGTGGATTCAGTGGAGACTAAAATGGATATCTCTGCTATAGACAGGCACCTCGATAGGTTGAGAAAAGATATATACGAATTTGGTGGTGGCGTTGATACTCAAAATAAAGACTTAGGCAATGCTTCTGGTGTGGCGTTGAAGTTCCTATACGCAGATTTGGATATGGACTGTTCAGATCTTGGTAACGAATTCGCAGCAGCATTGGAGAATTTGATTTGGTTCATCAAAGTGGACCTGGTAAACTCCGGCAAGGGTGACTTTATGGACGAGAGTGTCGATATCATATTCAATACTGACATCGCAATCAATGAGCAGGAAACAATCACGAATGCAATCAATAGCTTACCCATTCTGTCAAGAAAGACAATTGTTGCTAACCATCCTTGGGTTACTGATGTCGAAGCAGAGTTAGCAGCCAAGGATAAAGAGATGGAAGAAGACCTACAGCGTGCTCAGGACTTCGGTTTTGGCGAAACCAGCCCAGATAATCAGAATCAAGACGGAGACGAGGATGAATAATGAAGTCGAAGGAGTATTGGAAACAGCGGACTGAACGTGATTTAGCAGCCGCTGAAAAACAAGCACTTGAATACGAAAAAGACCTTCGTAAAGCGTATGAGCGAGCAATGGCAAAGATTGAGAAGGAAATCAACTCCTTCTATGGTAAGTATGCTAAAGACCTTGGCATATCTTATGCTGAAGCTCGTAGAATGCTTGACCGCTCTGAACTGAAATCCTTTCGGCAAGCTGCTAAGGAATACTACGAAATGTCCATTGAGCAAGGATTAGACATTGATTACCAAAAGGCTTTGAAAGGGCTGTCCGGCAAGGCATATATAAGCAGGCTTGATGAGATAATTCTGAATATTCGACATCAGCTAGAACTCCTAAATAAGGAGAAGACTGATAAGATGGAGAGTACTCTTGAAAAGGTATACGAGGATACATATAATCATACCGCGTATGCTATTGAAACTGGGATGGGAGTACAAGTTAGCTTCACTCGCTTGGATACAAACGCTATTCAAACAGCTGTGAAACAGAAGTGGCTGGGAGAGAATTATAGTGACAGATGCTGGAATGATAAGACACGATTGCTCAGCACGCTCAACCAAGTAATACCACAGTCCTTTATTCGTGGGTTAAACTCAAGGGAGCTGGCTAAGGTAGTGCAGAAAGAGATGAACACTTCTTTCTATCGGGCGCAGAGGTTAGTCCGTACAGAAGTGAATTACATAGCTAACCAAGCTTCGCTAAAGATGTATCAGGACTCAGGATTGGTGGACAGGTACGAATACGTAGCAACGCTAGATATGCGTACGAGTGAGATATGTGCTGAGATGGATGGTCAAGTATTCGACCTGAAGGATGCTCAAGTCGGTGTTAATCTACCACCTTTACATCCGCATTGCAGGTCAACCACTATTCCGTACTTCGAAGATAATGAAATAACCGCTAGAATTGAACGGAATGATGCGGGTAAGAGCGTACCGATTCCCGCCGACATGACTTATAAGGAGTGGGAGAACTATCGG